TTGCGGTGCTTGAGGTTAGTGCAGGCTTCGATCTCTGCTTTACTCCCCCCTATGGCTTTTAACTCTGCAATCTGCTCAGCCGCTGTCAAGCCCTTATTGTCATATTTATTTCCTTTCTTATAGTTATCAATAGCCCACAGTGGTTGCATATTGGTGTAGTGAAAGCATTCAAACTGATGGCTGTCAACAGAAAAATCAAACATAGAGCAAGGCTTTATGTGATCTACGTGCCACTCACCGTAATTATCCCACGTCATTCCATCTGTAAACTGAGACTCCAGATGATCGCGAAGTTCATCCATCGAGCAACCCACTAGGGTTTCAGTTGAAGCTGACTTTGAGTTGCGACTCAATGCGTGGCTCACGCGGGATCTCAAGTTTGTCTTGAACCTGCGGATGTCTTTAGATTCTGGTACAAATGTTGATGGTGGCTTTCTGTCTTTTATGGCCTGCTTCATTGAGTCAAACTTATTAGAAGTAACCCACCGCTCACCGGACTTGTACGATCGTACGTATTGCCAGAACACCATACCATCTGCCCTGATATTTCCTCGACTGAGTTTGCGTTTGTTTTTTGGTGGTCTATTATCCTTCATTTGATCGATCCCATTTGGTTCCCTCTAAAAGTGACGGCCATTCGTACGGGATAGTGTTGTCCACCTCTTCCCCAGCTTTAGCTTTAGCCTTCTTAGCTTTCATTTCCCCGTTCTTCCACAGGGATAGCAATTGAGCATTTGTATCAACGAAGTATTTGATGAAGTATTTGTTCTTACCAACTTCCTCGATTAGTTCACACTTGATTAAGTTAGCCAATATCTGATCTCCGTTTTCAGTGGCTCCGATGATAAGCTCAAGGTCGATGGGTTCCTTGATTTCAAGTTCTGTACATCTAATCTGTTGGCAGTACATACCAAGCAGGACAGTGTATTTGTATGCGGTGTCTCCAGTAAGTCTTTCAAACTTGAGGAATGATGGGCTTTTGATAAAGCCTGGTGCGATGTTCATAATGTATGCGGGTAATAAAAATCCCGTCACCGCTTGAGGTTGAACTTGCCCCCGCATAAGAGGCTCTCAAGAGATGACAGGAAAAATTGTTCAATGCGGATTCAATAGGTGTTCAACTACCTATGCAAGCATTATATCATACGTGTTTCATTATAAACATAACCCAATTAAAATAAACTTAACTTAACTTAACCTAACCGTATGCAATAGCATTGCTTAAGCATTGCTTATTGATGATTCCTTTTTGTTAGATTTCTGAATAGTTCCTTACGCTGTTTAACATTCTTGCAGGCTGTAATCTCTTCGGTACTTGCTCCGATATCTTTCAGTATTTCAACCTGAGCTTCCGCATTATTTCTGTTAGCAAAGTTTTTTGTAAGTTGCGTAAGCCCTACAGGATGAAGGACATCCAGTGCCTCGCGCTCAAGGTAGGCTGCCATTGCCTCCAGGGTATTTGGTAAATCTTCCTTCCTGCCCTTGCACATCTTGAGGAAGAAATTCTCAACCTTTCCCAGTAGGCTGTTCGCCTGCCGTGAGATAACGCCCCGGACAAGCCCGGTCTGGTGGTCGTGGTCCAGAACCCAGTCACTCGTCTTGATGTCCAGTATAGGGCAGGAGATGGGCTTATTGGCATCCCTGTACTCCTTGATTTTGTTCTGTGGTAAGTAAGTCATATTGTTTGGATTGTTAACGCCGAGGTTAACTGAGGGTTGATTTCGGCTGTAGTCTTGTCATTGGACGATGGAAAGTCCTGTTGCGGATACCGCAGGAGCTTCCTTGTCCGCTTCCTCCATAGCTTTGCGCCGTGAAGGAAAATGTATCGGTGTTTTCTTGGTCGTGGTTTCAGATAGAAGTCGTCGCCGTATTTGTCCCGCATCGCTTGCGCCCGGTTCTTCGCACCTCGAAACTCATCCGCTATTGTTTGGCCGTGCAGATGCTCTTTCCCTCTCACCATCCAGTCTGTTCGCTTTGCGCTCAGTCCGTGATAGGTGAAGTTACACGCCTGATATACAGTCCCGGTGTGGTCTTGTTCCGTATCAGCAAAACTCACTATTATTTTCCCCTTCGGTAGATTTTTGATGCTTCCAGCTACTAGCCTGCTCGCTTCATTTTTTAGATTGTTGCGCAGGCACAGTCTGTTAAGTTCCAGTATCTTGCCAGAGTTCTCCTTGCCAGCCACTCCGTTTCGCAGTGGTGCGCTCGGTGGAGTTCCGTATGTCACGACACCTACTAGCTTACCATTTCGCTTTAGGCCGTAGGCATACGAGATACTTGGCCAGCGTCTAGCGTAGTGTATATCCAGTATGTATGGCGCACAATCCATTCTAGTGACCTCCGTGATTTCGTAATTCATATTGTTTGGATTGTTAGCACCGGGGTTAACCCTCGGTTGATTTCGGCTGTAGTTTTGTCACAAGTTGAGGGGGTAATTTGTGACAAATCTGGGTAGTTGACTGGCTAGTTTAAAGTTAAATAAACACCCCAGCGGCGATCAACTCCGCTGCCCCCTGTTGTATCTCGCAAGATTGTTTCAGGTGAGTAGCCTTCACTCACATTATCGGTTCGCTGTGCAGGCGAATGACCTGCGTGGTGCAGCATATCCAACAAGAGGTGAGGAGAGGACATAGGGTAAAGTGTTTATAGTTCAGTCAGCTTGTACTTCTTGCCGTCCACTTCAATGACCTTCCCATCGCAGGTCTGGCTCCGAGGTGTTCCATTTTTGTCTCCATCACTGTCCTCGTAGTACGTTTCATTGCCGTTGGCATCATACTCAGTCTTACGCCAGTAGCCGGAACTGTCCTCGTAGTATGTCTCATTACTATCGGCATCGTACGTACTCTTCTGCCAGTCGCCGTTGCTGTTCTCGAAATAGGTTCGGTTGCCTTTAGCATCATACTCATACTTAGACCAGTAGCCTTTACTGCCCTCGTAGCAGGTCTCGTTGCCCTCGTAGTAGGTCTTGTTGCCCTCGGCGTCCTTAATATAGATAGGGAAGCTGAACGCAATCCCTAGTTCTGTCAGAGTTTCGCTTAGTTTTTTCATAGTTCCTCCATTTCCCTGTCAATGTCCTTCCTCGAACTGAGCCAGTAATTTCCTGCATCAGAAAGAATCCAGTCCAGACGTTTGCCATCCTTGACAAGTGTATCCATCTCTTCAGCCTTTGGCAAGCCAGCTAGCATTGAGACTGCTTGGTTCAAGTGGGTGATTTCAGCGAGCTGCTTGCGCAGTTCAGCAAGCTGTCCCTTCAGCTCCGCTATCTCATCGTAGTTAGTTACAAGTGTATCGCTCATAGTTCCAACCTTGCCCTGTTCAATCAATTTTATGTACGGGGCATCTACCTCGTAGCCATTAACCCCCTTGTCGCCGTCAAATCGTACAGTGACCCAGCCATTGTTGGTGGATATTACATCTCCGTACTTATCCAACACTGTGTGCCATAATCTCATGGTTTAGCCTCATTGCTTAAGTATTTCTTAACCCTCCTTACTCTATTTCGTATAGTCTTATGGTCAAGATCCATTTCGTAGGCTAACTTGTAATAGGTTTCTCCATTGTCAACCCTTTTTATAAGCTCCTTGGTTTCCTCAAAATAGTCATCAAATTTTTTAATCTTTCTCCCAGCGTTGGTCTTCTTAGGGGTAGCCTCAACTAGGGAGTCAATCGCCTCAATAGCCTCAGCTTGAGCCATGATGGCCTCCATCTTTGTTCTTAGGCCGTCAAAATAATCAATGCAGCTTTTTTCTATATACCCCATATCATCTAATATCATCAAGTTCATCAGGAAGAACGCCCTGCTTTATCCACTCGTCGGTTTGAACCATAGCCATAGCATTCCAGATAATTGCGCCAGCATGATCTTCGCTACTGTCGCCCTCCATGAATTGCCAAAGGTGTCTATACAAAGAATCAACATATCTAGATAGGGGAATCCCTTTCTTCCAGTTGTTCCTCCCGTATTTAGTCGCCCCATCTTCAAACCGCCTAGAGGCCGACCTAAGGGCATCTATTGGCAATAAGGATGGCAATCCCTTTCCAATCATCGAGTCTCTGACTGCACCGCTGGAAAATTTGCTCATCTCTCCGCTGCTTGGTAGATTTAAATTACTCATAATTACAGTTTCTTGTATAAAAAGACTAAATCTCTGGTTATCTTAAAGATCCTTCTGGCCCAATCTGCTTTCTTGTCTGTGTACCAAATAAACTTTGGCTTCCCGCTGACATTGTCAACAACAACTGTGCAAATTTTTGGGATGTACCCCAGTCCCTCATCATTGGCAAACATCTCCGCTTCAATTGCTAGTTGTGCCGCATCTGAATCTCGTGGTGATATGGTTTTTGCGGGTTTACGAAACTTATAATCTAAGAGGACGTATTTATTTGTTTTTTCATCTCTAGCAATTAGGTCGATCCGACCCGCTACCCTCATTTTATGACAGCAGACAAGTTTCTCGACGTACACTGGAGTTAATGACAGCTTTTTGATTTGCTTGAATGTTGGCTTAACAAAATTCTCCCACCTCTCCTCAACCTCGGCTGATTTATCCATAAATATATCACGCCTTATTAGGTTTTCCAGAGCCTCGTGCGCCATAGTCCCAAATTCAGACGATGGAACAACCTCTGTATGCGGATCATTTTCATTAGCGGGAAGAGAAACAAATCCCCACAGGTGCTGACGAATGTCCAACCAATTCATGTGCGGGTTCTTCTCCTTTAGCTCCACTGTTTTTTGTGGAAGCCATATATCATTGATAAAATCATTGGGGATGTACTTGTTTATGCTGGTTACCGACGGATATAGGTTTGAGTCCCCCTTAATCGCTGAGTATGAATCCTGATCGGACAATATTGGATTATCTCTATCTGTGTAGTCGTATATGTGCATGGCTATTTACTGATTGGTTCTTGTTTAGGTATTTCAAAGGTTATTTTATTATCTATATTTTTATTATATACAATAGGTATTGGTTTGCCCGTTTGGGCAATGGGTCTCTCTTCGGCTGTGAGTGACCTCCCAAAGTCAGATAGTGTATACCACTTGGTCTTGTCGTAGCCCCTCTTGTTGAAGCACCCTACTTCTATTGCACCCTTGGATTCCAGAGACGACAGTATTCTCCTAACCTGCTTCTCAGTCCAGAATGGATAAGATGAAGCAATGTGCCTAATGCTCCCATAAGTCCAGTGCTTCCCATTGATCAAGTACCTAGACCCAATTTTGGAATTGGTTCTAGACCAGTGAGATATGTATTCTAACAGAATAGATTCATCAACCCCCAAGCACTTGGCTGCCTTGGTGTTGAAGCTGTATCTTTGGGGCTCCTTATTCATTTTCGGTTGAATCTGCCGTAGAAGAACAGGTGTGTCAATAAATAATTTCGGTTGAATCCGCCGTAGCATTTCGGTTGAATCTGCCGTAGGCTACTAATCCCTACCTATGGAAGCTAAGGTGACTACCTAGTATATATTAGTATTAATTAAATGTAAAAAAATTGTAAATAATTTTTTTGTCATATCCTGAGTGGGCAAAAATGATATTTAAATATCATAAAAATATCATGAAAAATCTGCCTTCAAATAGTATATTATTTTAGAATCGTTCTAAGATAAGATTTTCTACTAATTGCCAAAAATGGGCATTTTTACACTTTTTTTACGCAGTTTTTGCTTGTCAAAAATTGGCCCTAGGTAAATAGGTTTTATGCTGCCATAAGTAGGCACAAATAATACATAAATATAAAAAACAATAAAATGATAAATAGAATAAAAAATATAATAAACAATAGGCAATCAGTAATAGAGAGAAGGGCAATGCTTGTTAAATTGCTCATGAATCACCATGTTCGATTGCCTGTTCCTGTTTGTATAATTAACAACAAGCAAATCGACGAAGTATTAAAACAAGTAAAAAAAACAAATGGAAAATAAATTTACAGTTGAACAAAAGCGGCAATTAATAAGACATTATATTAGCCAAGGGAAAATTAATAATTTTTCTGCAACTGATACAGCCAGCATGAATCAAAGTACATGCGACAGTCTAATTGAATTAGTAGAAAGCAATAACAATAATAATAATAATACCAATAATAATAATAAAATGAATAATACCAATACACAAGTACTCGAAGCAATAAACGTATTACAAAATGCAATCCAAAACAATAATAGCCAAAGTCAAATTGACAAAAGCGAGATTGTACAAATTGTGAACGATTCAATTAATGACAATAAAAGAATTGAAAACTTGGAGAGTACAATTGAAAGCGTTTTAAATACTCCAAAATTAAAAAAGCGGATTCAAGTGGTAGGTGCTGCAAATAGTGGTAATGCTATTTTGACTGAGTTAAATAAATACTATGTGCCTAATTCATTTAATGAAATTAATACAATGTTACTATCACCACCAAGCTTCGGCAAAACTTACTCTGCTCGAAAAATCGGTGAACAATATGATTATTATATCGAGCACAATTGCAGTGAAGATATCGATGAAATATCAAATCTAATTGGGCGTGCTAATGTGGATACTTCAAATAGCGGAAAAAGTTTTACTGTAGTAGATGGTAAACTTGTGGAGGCTGTAAGGAAGGCTTCAAATGGAGAAAGTGTATTACTAATGCTCGACGAAGTCCTAAGATGGAATGATACTACACAAAGTTATTTTTTGACCTTTCTTACGGGATTCCAAAAATCCAATAATGGGACAAATGAAAAGTGGTACAGAATCCGAACAAGTCGAAATGATAGCAATGGAAACTTTGAACAATTAGAATGCTCTTCGAAGTACTTGCATATTATTGCTGGCGCAAACTTAGGCGGCATCATTCCTGTTGAAGCTTTCTGGAGTAGATTCCAAAAGTACCGAATCGAATTCTCTAAAGCTACGGCTACAGAAATATCAAAAGCAATTTGTGATTCATTTGACATTATAAGTTGCAACTCTCCACAAGACTTGGAAAATTTCATTACTTCCTTTGTCGATGCCTTAGATCTTACTAGGGAAATGGCACATCTAGGCAGTATACAATTTCCAATTGATTTTAGAATGTTGGAAAGGGCAATTGTAACAAGTGCGGATTTATCACTTGTTAAAATTAGAAAATGTCTTGCTGAATCATTAAATCACTGTTGCGCAAATTGGAATTGCGATACAGGAAGCATCGAGCAAGACAGTATCAATGAACTGCAAAAAATTGCAGACATTATTACAAAATAAAACAATACTAAAGTAGAAGGATTAAAAAATGAATATTAAAGATCTAATTAATAAAGCAGTTAAAAGTACATATTATAGAAAGACGCCTAACAGAGTTGGCGGAATTGTTATTAATGAAATAATAATCAATAGGGCCGAAGGTATTAACATTAGCCATTGCAAAAAGACGCCAACAGCGAGTTGGTCTTTTATTAATAATAAGCACAGGATACTTGTTGGCACTAGTTGCATTAAAAACATTGCAAATGCTAGTACACAAAGTAGCTCGGCCCTATCAATTAAATTACTAAGGGAAGTTATAAAACATGAAGTAGGGCATGCATTATATACTGATAAAACAAACAAGACATTTGAGGCCCTAAAGGCTAGGGGCATTCCGTTTGTATTGTTCAATCTTTTTGAAGATTGCAGAATCGAATATTTGATTACGCGAGACCTTCCTCAATATGGAAGGTTTTATTGGCATAGGTATATTGACTTTGAAGAAAGGGCACAAACTCCGAGCGATGCCCTATATCACTTAAAGCAAATGGAAGCAATGTACAGAGTATCCAATTGCAAGTCACAGGTACTGTCTTCCTATAAGAGATATTTAAATGACATTAGCTCACTAGGTACAAATTGCAATTACTATGAATCCACAAAGGCTAAGGGTAAGCCAATTCAATTAAGTAAAGGCATTATTAAATACTACATTAGATATTGTGAGTGTGAAACATTAGAAAGGCAGATCGAAGTAATCGAGTGTTGGATCAAATCTTTTGGAATTGATATACCTAAGGATTACAAAGGTGAATTGCTAGTAAATGGGAAGATGGATCCTAATGCTAAGCCGAGCGATGTCATAAACAGGACAAGTGAAATTGACCCAGTAAGTAATGTTTCATTTGATCAAATAACTAATAGAGAATACCCATCTACGGTTGAAGAGTTGCAGCATGCAAAACGGATATCTCAAAAACTATCTAGCATTGTAAAGAAAGGATCAGTTGCCAAAAATAAGTTAGCTCAAGTTGGAAGCAGATTGAATATTGCAAAAGCAATAACTCGGAATTCAAATTGTTTCAATTCAAACGGAAAGTATACAGGAAAGCGCAAGGTTACCATGCTTGTAGATTTTAGTGGAAGCATGCGACAGACATGGTCTGTTAATGGCGGTAAAGAATTCGTTTCCGCCTTTTCATTATTGGCTAAGTCCAATTTAATAAGTTTGGACATTATTATATCATATAACAATATCGGATATAATATAAGTAAGCATAGTATATCTGATATACTGGAAATATATCCGAATGGTAACCATGAAGCATTAGACACAAACTTAAAACGTTACATGCCATTAGTACAAAAAGCAGACACTGTCATTTTATTTACTGATGGAATGCTAACAGGAAACGTAGTTAATGAATCGCAATATCGTTCAAGGGGAATTGATCTAATCGCAGCTTGCATTCCTAATGCTAGGCACTTGCCAAAAATTAGAGAAGCTTGCAATGGCTACTTCTCAAAAACAATAATGGCAAGTAATGCTAATGATCTATCACAAAAGCTAATTACGCATATTATTAATAAGTAGATTAATAAACCTACAAAATCAAAGGCCCTTTGCTTTAATGCTTAGGGCCTTTTTAGTGTCTGCTGTGGGACAATGGGCCCTTCATGCTAGCGTGGCATTGCCCTTGCTAGGTTTTTTGGCCCTATTGGATATACCAAGGTATACCCTAGCCAATTCTAGGCCCTTCTAGGCCTATTTATGGCCTTTTTAGAGCATGTGCCTAATTTTCGGATCTTCCTGTAGGCCCATATTGGCTGCATTTTCACCCAAAATAGTATTTGAGGCCCTAATTTGTTATAATTGCGCTCTAATGTCATGCCCTTAAATGCAATTGCGCTGGCCGTACAAAATTGATAAATGATAAGAAAATGGGCCAGTTTTTTGCCATATTGCTTTTGGGGCCAAGTATAAATGGGCAAACCTTGCAAATCATTTGCAAAGTATAATAAACGTGCCCTTGAAATAGCATTGAAATAGCATGCAATATCATGTCGGCTTCAATTATACTTCTTTTGTATTTACATTTGTAAAAAATATGTAAAAGGTAGGGAGGAGGGGGTTTTTTGAGACTCGTTACGAAAATATACATATATATTAATTACCTTCTAAAAAAAAATTCCCCTTGATCGCGCATAAATACTCATTTTACCATTTGGGCAAACAACCTATAGTTATATTATTCTTTACTTATTATAATAATAGGTATAGGTTTGACCATATGGGCAAATCAGATAAAGAAGATAAAACAGACAAAGATGAGCTTGGCGAGCTAATATCAGAGGCTATATCCGATGTATCTATGCAAAAGGAGATACAGGGCATAAAGTCTCTCAGTCGTCACAATCCAGAAAAGGTAAGTAAGATCCTTTATCTGTATTCTATTGGTGTATCCCAAACACAGATGGTCAGAAAGTACTTCCTAGATCGTGAAACAATCATTTCTACCCTTGTTGACTATGCCGACTACAAGAATGATTTTAGACAAATCGGGGGCAAGGTAGCAGCAAGAAACTATCTAAATCTATCATCTTTGAATGAGGATCTGGTTGAGGAGGTTCGCACAAAGCTTGAGTCTGGTGATCTGAGCCCTCAGATTAGGGATCTAAAAGATATATCAATTGCTATGAACAATGCCTCTCAGCAGGCTATGACAGCCCGTGGGGAAGCCACAAACATCACGGAAGAGCGCAAGGTAATAACTCAGCAAGACTATGATGATACAATAAAGGCTGCGAAAGATCGCATTGCTAAGTTAAGGCAAGTACAAGAACCCGAAATAATAGATATTAACAATGAGTAAACTAGATAAAACAGTCAAACAACTAGCTAAGGACTACGAGAACTTTGCTATTGTAATTATGAATAATGATGAT